GGTGCTTCAAAATCTGGATATTCATCTTTTCTTACGAGCTCCCAACCTTCTCGTAATTTAGCCGAAACATTCTTGGTATCATTGAAACCTCTTGTCTCTGCTCGTATCCAGCGATGCTTGTAGCCGTCAGGGGCTGGTGGCGCGTCTAACATAGACGGTGGAGCCCACGGTTTTCTTGCAGCTGTCTTTTCTCTTGTGTTTGATGATCTAGGAGATCTTGAAATAGTCTTATCAAACATTTCCTTTTGGTTTTCCATATCAATTACTCCTTCACATATTTTGCGTACTCTGCGAGAGGAACGCCAAGTTTTTTTGCAAGTGCAACCTGCCTATTGGTAAGTTTTACTTGCCTCTTCCCACTACTGCGTCCAGTTCCAGTGGAGCGTGATGCAGAAGCAACATTTTGGACGACTTTTTTGCTCTGCGCTCCGTTAGCAAACTTATGAGGAAATTCATCTCCCATACGTTTGTCTAATTCAGTATAGTATTCATCGCTCTTAGGGTCAATACCTTCTTGTTCTACCAAGTCTTTATGTATCCCAAAAGCTGCGTATGTCATGGCACTATCATTGCCAAACCATTCATTTTTCTGTGCCCATGCCTGTGCCTTTGCGTCAGGCTCTGGTGGTGGCTGTACCGGCTGACGGATAGGTTGTTGAGGTGCCGGAGCAACTGTTTGTGCCTCTGCGGCCTTATTTCGCTGTTCGTTGGCCGCTTTAGCTTGTGCCGCTCTATCAGCTTCAACTGCCAGCCTTGTCATTTCTTTCTGTGCAGCTACAGCAGCCTCAGTGTCTCCTACTTCCATAGCCGCTCTAAGGTTTTGCTCTGTCTGCGCCATTTGTGATTCTACGCGACCTGAGTATTGGTCGACGTAGTTTGTATCCATTTGGTTAAGTTTTTGCGCTAACTGTTGGTTTTCTTGCTCTTTTTGTTTTGCGAAACGGAGCGCTTCTTCTGCGTTTTTCTCGGCTTCACGCATTTTTTTGGTGAGGCGGTTGATTCTTTTTTGAGTTTGGTTTTCGGCTTTTTTAAACTCGTCTTCAGTTTGCTGATCTTCTGTAATAGGCTCAACTTGAACATCTTCAGTTTCAGCTTTATTTTCAACAGTAACTTCAACATCTTGCCCCTCATCTTCTAGTTGTAAATCAAGTTCTTCTTGTTTTTCTTTTGCTTCTGCCATTTTTATCCTCTAGTAATGTAAAACGTCTTCCGGGTCCAATATCTTGGCTAAAATCTCATCATCATTCAAAATTCTTACTTCTCCGCCATCAATTCTAAAACGAGAACCAGAGTATCGGGCAAACATAACCCAGTCTTTTTCTGCGCACCAAGGTCCTGACGGAAACTTTGTTTCATCTTTGTAAGCTAGAGGACCCGCTTTTAGTACATAACCAACTTGTGTAGACACTTGTCCCTCTTCTACTAATTGGTCTGGTAGTAATATACCGCCCTCTGTCTTACCTTTACCCCTGTACGGCAGTATGAGTAACCTCCAACCTGTAGGAGAAGGCATACGCTCTAATAGTGTACTGCTAATCAAAGAGGGGTCTAGGACGCGATCTTTGGATTCTACATAGGTTTCTTCTAAACCGTTCTCACTCATCGTCTACCTCTTGTCTGTTTAATAAATCTTTTATCTCGTTCTCAACGTATTCTAATGCTTCCATCTCGCCCATCATCTGTTTGTAATGCTCCATACTCTTGATAGAGTTATGTCTCAAGACATTTTCAACGATGTTTCTTCTTTCATTTATAACGCGAAATACAGCCTCTGCAAGATAAATCTCACTTTTTGCCATAAAAACCTCATATTTTCTTATTCTGTCTTATAATCTCTTATACTTTCGCACATTGGGCAAACATAATCAATAAATTTCATCATGCCTCCAAAAGGTATAGGCTCTTCTGCCTCTCTTGGTACAAAAGCCATTTTGTGTATATAACAGATTTCTATTTTAGACTTTTCTTGTGGTTCGTTTTGCTTGTCTAAAGTTCTTTGCTGTGGGGGCACCTTTAGCTCCTTTTTTTCTCATTTTCTCGCCGCTGCCGGCTGCTATTCTTTTTCTTTTCTTATGTATGTTAGCATATAAGCTCATGGCATGTATCCTTAAATGTCTAAATAAATCTTGTGTTATTTGGTAAGCCCCTTCTGCTTTTCATATGTCCTGAGTGTTCCGATGCCAAGCATACCGCCGAGAACAGTTAAAAGTGTACCCATATCAAATTCAGGCAGCTCCGGCAGTTCTGCACCAGCAAACGATGCACCAAATATAATTAAATCTTTTAGGATAAAATGATATGCAAAAGCAATTGCACAGACCCACCCAACAGCCGGGCGCCAACCGCCTTTAAATATAGAGCCACTTGCAGCTTCTGCTTTGTTAATTTCTAATTGAGCAAGCAGCGCCTCCTGCGCGTGTTTTTCAGACATAGTGGCTATCTCGTGAGCCAACTTAGCCTTTTCATCTGCATCCGGTATAAATTTATCTAGTAGTCCTGTTACTGGACCTATTAACGCTTGTAACATCATTTAACTCCATTCTTTGCCATATAAGCACTTGTTCCCATGTATGTGCCAACAATACCCGCACCAGATATATAAAATAAATTAGATATGTCTGCTAAAGCTTCAACACGCTCAATAGGAATTATAAACATGGCAACCGTAAATACTCCCATACCAATCAATGTATATCTTGCCATGCGTAATTGTGCCAAATTTTTTCTAAGTTTTGTCTCTGTTTCTTTGATCTCTTTTGCTTGCTGTAGTTCTTCATTAGTAATTTCATTATCACCATCAAGGTCATATTCATCTAGTATTGATCCTTTTTGTAGTTTTTTCTGCATCAATATACCCTTACTTTGTCAGGATTAACCTGTGGAACCAACTTACAAATGCACTCATAAACCTGTTTCTGCCCTGTCTCTGTATTATACTGCTGTTCATCTAAAAACTTAGTGTAGTAAAGACAATCGTTAACCGATCTAAAGTATATCGCACCCTGCGCTACCCCGTTCATGTAACAAGCAAGCATAAAAGCTGTCACTACACCAAATCTTTGTAATAGTTAGGATCGCCGCGGACTAGCTCTACTTCTCCGCCACCAGCCATCTTAATAGGCTTGACCTTGTCACCATGACCTTGCTGTATTAAGAACTGCTCAAAGCTCATAGTATCAGAAGCTGGACCATCAAAAAATTCTTTTCTCAAATCCTTCTCTGTTCTTTTATCACCTTTTTTAGCCATCACTGACCTCCTTTTTGTTGTTTCATTACTTCACGCCTCTCAGCTGCGTTGATCCTTGCAGCAGTCTGCTTCTCTTGACTTTCAAGCCTCTTATCAAACTGATCGCCTCTTTGTTGTACTTTCTGCTGCTCCAGACCCAGTTTAGCCGCGTCAACTTGAGCGTCGTTCTCTTCAGCTTGTGCTCTAACTTGTAGCTCCTTCTCCTTGAGCTGTACCAACGGATCTGGTCCGGGAGCCGTGAGCTGTCCACTTAGTTGCTTGAGTTGTGCCATGCCTTCGGCTATCAACTGTGCAATCCTCGCCTCTAACTCTAAACTCTGCATTTCCTGCATAGGCTGACCGCCCGTAGCCTGCATCATCTCCTGCATAGCACGCTCCTTGGCGCCAATCCTTACATGCTCCATTATATGCTTCTGTAATGCCACAGCTATTTGCGGGGTCCCTGCAACAAGCGGTGTTGATCCAAAAACCATGTGAGACATAATATGCGCTTCATGTTCCTGACCCTCAAAAGCAACTAACTGAATCTGATCTAGCGCATCTATGTTCTCCTGAGCCGGGTCTTTCGGGGTAGGCTCAGGCTCAGGAGTTCTTTTCAATATTCTGTCAATATCTCTTACACCTAAAGCCTCGTACATATCCCTGAACACTTCATACATGTTGTGCATGTCAGGTGCCGCTGTCGCAAGCTGCATCTTTGTTTGAGCCAAAGATATTCTCTGCGCCTGACTAAATATGTTAGGATTAGACACAGGAACCACATCAACCATCTCGTTGAAGTCCTGTCTCTTAATCGTACCATCTACACCCGTAATACTATATGGATATTCGTCAGGTAAAAAGTCAGCCATTACCTTAGATAACAACTTAAACTCTAACTTCATCGCATAATGCAATCTCTTATGTACAGCTGACATGACCCGTGAACCCTGTTCCAACATAGCAATAGTTGTACCTACCGCTGCCTGCTGATTGCCATCGCCTACTTTCATATCAGTAATGGTCGCGAATCGCCGTCCTGCATCAACTACAAAGCCTAACAACGCCATCAAAGTCTGGTCTGGTCCCTTGAACGGCAGCGACATCAAGCTTGATCTTATGTCCCCGCCCGGTGCATCAACGTCTCTAAACTCACCCGGCTGTAGCGGCTCATCGTCATCCCTGATCCGTAGTCCGCGGGCCTTGAAGCCAGCTGGTAGATTAGATAGCGTACCGGCATCAATCAGTTGTCTTAATGCAGCTGTCGCGGTTCTTGATAAACCACCAATAGTATGTATTAATCCTAACCCATAGAAACCAAAGCCCGGTAAGAATTTATAATGTACAAAATACTGTGTCTTTTTCTTGTCTTCGTCATCCTCAACATAGTTTCTACGAATCGAAAGAACTTGTCCGTTATCCTGTGATATTGTCACAATATAAGGTACCTTAATGCCTGTAGGCTCACCGTCCTCGTCTGTCTCTTCAAAACCTTCAAGGTCAAGATCTACATGGCACTCCAGTAAAGTACAGTCGTAATCTATGTTTGATGGATACATGCCATCAATACGCTCTAATTCTTCTTGTACAGAGTTACTGTCGCCCTGCGCTGGTATTACAGGTATGTCCCTGTAAAAACCCGATAATTGTCTCTTGCGCAAGTCATTCAAGCTCATTTTAACTACATGAGTTATGTTAGGACATGTCTCTAAATCAGATGTGCTATATGGCACGATTAGGTTCTCAGCTGGTACAAACTTACTTACAGCTCGTCCTAAGTTTTCATCATAGTAAACTTTCTTAAATGTTGACCCTGCAAGTGGCAAATAGAAGAGCATCTGGTCAAATTCTGGTGTGTATTCCTCCATAACAGAAGAAATATAGTAATTCATAAACTCTTTTACACGCTGCGCCTGATCTTCTTTCTCAGGTGTGCTGGATCCTAAGACCTGTGTTCTGACTGGTCCACCCGGCGGCAGCAGCTCGTTGAAGGCTTGTGCTTGAAACTGCGTGGCTGATTCAGCAAGTAAAGGGTGCGTAACACCGCTTGCTCCTCTGAAGGGCTGTGCTCTTTCTTCGTAGCTGAACCCAAGTAATTCCAAACCATTGGCGAAAGCATCTTCCCACTCCTGTCTACCACTCTTGTTTTCTTCAAACTCACCTGTTAATTCACCAGAGATCCTACCAAGTTCTGTGTCCGATAGCTGTTCTGCCAAGTTGTCACCAAACTCACCCTCGGCTTCACCTATGTTCGGATCAAAGTCTACAACTACACCGCCGTCGTCCTCTAGAGTTACTTCTACTTCAGGTGAAGTTTCTAACATATCGTCGTTTATAGCCTCTGGCATCTCTATATCTATTTCAGCTTGTAATTCACTTTGGTCCAGCTGCGATGGTACTTTGTCCATAATGCTTGCTATTGGTTCTCTTGCCATTTAGATCTCCTTTCAGGGACTATACCACGAATTTGATAAAAGGTTCAATACCTTGTGGTCTTCTGGTCATATTCACCGCTTTGTCTTGAGCTTCCATTTTTGAAAGTACTTCTGAGAATTTTTTTTGCTGAGGATCAGCCATTTACACCTCAATAATAAGCCCTTACCTGTGCCGACCCATCGCTCTCATCCCAATCGTCGCTCGGTAGCTGTACAAAATTACCCTGACGATACCGCATAAGCGCCTGTGTCATGCTATCAACAAGGTCATCATACTCTCCATTTGGAAAAGCTGCAACCTCTTCTATCATCTCATCCGCAAAAGTCTCGTCGGGGACCCAAACCATACCCGCTTCAAACAATGGAGACACAGCATGTACTCTTGATACCTTATCGTTGCCTTTACTCGGTGTAAAATTAACTACCGGTATACCCATGTTCCGTAATTCGTGGGTCAAAGGCATACCAGAAGCCTTCGCTTCTATGATAACCGTCTCTGGGTCCCAATAATTATACTGATCTAACGCTAACTCTTTTAGCTCTGGAAAGTCCCAGCGTCCTTTTTTGCTATCCAGCAGTATCAAAGCCGGTGGTCCGCCCTGTTCTTCTGGATAAAACACTCCCCATGTCGTTATCGCACTGTAGTCAGCCGTTTCTCGTTTCGAGAAGGCCGTATCGTAGCTCTGAATGACGTATTGAAGGTTAGGAACTGCTGTTTTTTCCCATTTTTGCCACCATTCACGCTTAATTATGGCGTTTTCTTCACCCGTGGGCCGTTGTTGATACTGCGCGTTCCATTTACTAGGTGGTATTGACGCTTTCACCGCTGTCAAATCGTCCAAACTCCAATATTCTGGCCAACAGGGCTGCCCGCTGTCAAAAATAGCAGGTAGTTCTACTATCTCCCACTGGTCTGCAAGCTTATCTTTAGCCATAGAACGCATCAACTGCCCCGTTAAATCCTTTTCGGACCACCTAGTCTGCACCAAAACGATACTGCCACCCGGCTGGAGCCTCTGTCGGGGGCCCCCAGTGTACCAATCCCACGCATCTTCAAAACCATTGTTACTCATCGCGGTCTGTTCCGAGTGCGGATCATCAATTATAACAAGATCACCGCCACGACCAGCTAAGTTTGACCCCACACCGACAGCATAATACATGCCGCCCTTGTTCGTGTCCCATCTTCCAGACGCTTTACTGTCTGCTGCTAACTTTACATCAGGGAAAACTTCACGGAACTCTTCCGTGTCTAAAAGGTTTTTAACCTTACGACCAAAATTCACGGCTAGTTCTGTTGTGTGTGTTGCCTGAATGATCTTCATGTTGGGATTTTTGCCCATCATCCACGCCGGAAACAAAAAGGATGCGAACTCTGACTTCGTGTGACGAGGTGCCATATTGATAATTAGACGTTTTAACTCTCCACGCGCCACCCTCTCTAACTTTTCGGCTATGATCTCGTGGTGCCTGCCTTGTATAAAGCTCGGCCAGATGGTTTTGACAAATGATAAAAACTGTTTTTGACAAGTTTCATTCTTCTCTAATTGCGCTAAACGTAGTTCGAGTTTTAAGCGTCTCTCGTCGTGTGATGTAACTTCCATATAGGGGCCCCTAACGTATCTTATTTTATGCGATTTATGGCTTATTATACTATAGTTAATCGCTATTTCAATTTTTATCTAATTGTTTGTGAAAAACTTGGCACTTGCCTGCGTACGCAACGCACGGCGTCGCCTGATTTTTTCGCTGATTTTCTCGATTCTTATTTTATTTTTTAACCTTTATTATTCAAGGATCCTAAACAATTTTTCTTGCGTCCTGATGCGTGATTTTCGGATCTGGTGCCGTGGATCTCGTCGCTTGTTTCGTGGATCTCGTCGCAAGTTATCCCGGACGATTAACCATAAAAAAGCAGCGTTTAATTTTTCTCAGTTGTTAAGTGCTGCTTAAATTGCGAATCATGTTTTGAGCGTCTGGAAACAGCTGACGTTTTTTATGGGTAGTTTTTCCCGCTCCATATGTTTCGGCTATGTGTGGGCGTCTCATGACGCCTTAATTAACTATTTAATACTAATTATCGTTTAAACTGGCTACAGCTGTTTCTAGAGCGTTGTAAAAAACTAAGGATAAAAAAAACGCCGTCAAAATAACGGCGTTTAATTCGTTTTATTTCGTGATTAAATTAAACTAAAGCAATCAATAAATAAAAACCAAATATTAAAAGAGATAAGAAACAAAGTATTTCCATAAGTAAATGAATCATTAATTTAAGACTCCGTTTTCAATAGGCGTATTCAAATATTCTGAATTAGTTGGATAAGCTCCATCATAAAATGTAAGCTCGTTCGCTCCTTTATAAAGTACAGCTCTCTTTATTAACTGACCGTCAATATAAAATCTAAACTCCTTATCGCCGTTTTCTAATTGTCGGTGGGTTGTGCAATGTTTCAAAAATAAATGACTGTTTTTTGAACTGGTGCCGACTCTAACTTCTACTTCTCCAGTATTTTTGACGCCGTAACTTTTACAGCTGTTATAAATACAAGCTGTTATAATATTCCAGATTGGATATTGTCGCATTTTTTAAACTCCTATAAAATTAAATGTGATTTATCTTATATATTAAAAAACGCCGTTAATGTCAAACTAACGGCGTTTTACTCAGCTGATTAAGAAAAGTTTATTTATTTGGTTTTTCTTTTTTATTCTCGGTTTTTTCGTTTTCTTTTTTGTTAATAAACTGCTCATGAAAATGTTCATCAAAATTGATTACGTTTAAACCTACCTGATTTAAATTGTTCATAAGTTCATTTAAATTTAATTTATCTTTTGGCATTAATTTTCCTCCGTGATTGGTAAAAGTTCGCATTTAGTTTTAAATCCTAAAAATAAAGCATATGTGCATTCGCCTTTATCATCTCCTAATTGATCAAAAATATCAGAACATGGTTCGTAATATTTACAAGATTCACTTTCTTTAAAATTTTGTCCATATGGGCATGGGTGCAAGTTTGCATCATGTCCAAGTTCAATTACATTTTCCCATATTTTAGAATCTTCAGGGTTTTTTAAATCTAAGAATTTCATTTAATATCTCCTATATAGTTTGTGATATGGGATATTATACATATATCCATAAAAAATAAAAGCCCCGTCTGGACGGGGCTTAAATCGGCGTAAATATGTGGGTAGTTTTTAACTTGCCATTGCTACCCTATTCCAGTCGGTTTTACCTAAGTTTAAAACTTTTCCTCCTAAGCGTTGCCAAAAATCAACATTGTCAGGATCGGAAGTATTACCTACAGCTGTACAAGCGTTAACTAGCGTTGCCCTATTAATCTTTTGGTTTTGTTCATACCCTGATTGTCCTATAGTCTGAAGTAAACCCTCTAATACATTGCTAGTTTCTTTTTTAGATAAAGTTAAAACTTTTCCTAAATTTTCAACTGATTCATTCATAGGTACGTTAACTACGTCTTCTTTAGCTCTTTTCATTTTTTCAATGTTTTCGTCAAAAGCATCTCTACTAGCATATGAGCTAACAATGTCCCTGAGCTGAAGTTTTAAACTATGGTTGTCGGCTTGTTTAGTTTCGTCGGTTAATACATTCCAAGTATCGCCGTCCCTCGCACTAGTAATATGTGCCTTTCGAGTTACGTTTTCGGTTTGCATACCATTTAAACAAGCTAACGTCCAAGCTATGCCAAATACAGCTACTGATCCTGATCCAGTTTCAGAATTACTTATTCCGATTCCATGTGCCATTAAATCATTCAAACCCGCATCAGATTGTATAACTTCAGATTTTAGACGTATGTAAAGTTTTTTATCAGTATTGGCGTAATTAACAATTTTCCAACTGGCATCCGACTCTCCAAGTGTCGGTAAAGCTGATTCCAATAAATCAGAATTATCAAAAGTCTTGAATTTATCAGATAAGAAAGCTCTAGCCGTACCCGTATGATTGTCATAATTAAATGGGTTTGTATGATTTGAATTTTCAAAAGTTCTAATCATACGTTTGGAGTTTTCTTTTTGCCATATAGCATTAATCAAATTATCCATTTCTCTAGGATAGTTTTGTTGTAAACGTCTAGCCGTTGGAGTTGCTATTTCTGCTTTTTGAGCTATTTGGTCAAAACAATGTTGGTTAACATTAAGGATTTTAGTTCCCTCGCCGTTATTTGCTTCCATCACTATTTGGCTATGATTAGTTCCATGTGCTCTATCTTCGCTTTCAATCGTTCTAAACTGAAGCTGATTAGTTGGAGCTATGTAGTCTTGTTTCATGTCATTCTGTTCTTTAATAACATGAAGCATATCTTCTAAAGTTCTATTTTCGTTTTCTAAATGTCGCATATTTTTCTCCTATATAAAATGCAATTAAAAAAAGCGGGGTGTGATGCCCCGCTTAAATAGTATACGATTTATCTTATATGTAAAGTTTTTAGTTTTTATAGTTTTTAAAAATCTCCGACTCAGGTGCTAAATAAATAGTTTGTTCAGTATCTGAGTTATTACAATTTGGACATTTTTTTATAAATTTTTCTTTTTCTTCATAAACGTATGTACAAACTAAACATTCAACTAAGCTTAACATTTTCCAAAATCTCCCGCTATGTGATGTCTTAATACAGTTCCATATGGTAGTTCCTGAGCAAATTTTAAAAGTTTAAGTTCATCAGGATCTTCATCAGCTGTCTGCGTCGTGGCGTTCCAGTGTAATAAAACATTTCCTCCAGTTGCATAACAACCGCCGTTATCTATTTCACTACCCGCCTTTTTCTTATAAACGCCGTGATCGGTAAACCCTACAATAAAGTTTCTATCCATACGACTACATAAAGGTTTTCCATTTCCGCAAGTATTACAATCTGTACTGGTATATTCTGCGGGGCATCTAACTATTTTATGATCGTTAATAGTTTCTGATTTGCCATTTGTTTTCCAGAATGTTTCTTTTACGTTTATTACTGCGGGTACGAATGAATTTAAAAACAAATCGGCTAAGTTTCGAGCTGAATAATTTATAACAGTCTTACCTATCTTTAATTTATGTTTCCATAAACTAGGGTTAAAATGTGAATAAGTAAAACTAACGCCGCCTTTTGGAACGGCGTCAGATACTGCATCAAGATAACTATAATCTATTTCAGTTGCACCCGCTGAAGTGTCAGGTTTTAAATTACAATCGATTGGGCAAGTTGCGAATTTATCAGCTCCACCCGCTCTATATGTTACTGCACAATTTGTAGTTTTTTTCGCAGTTGATTTTTTAACTAACTTAATCATCAGTTGCCTCCTCTATAAAAAGTCTAACTGCATTGTCGGATAAATTATCATCTAAAAAAGAAGTTATGCTATCGCCGTCAACATAACTATGCTCGTACATATCAAGTAAAAAATACATTAGATCTCTACCCTCTAAAGTTTTTAAGTCTTGTTTTTGCAATGGTGAAAGTTTCATTTTAGTCCTCCTCTTTTTTTGAATATGCAATAACTAAAAAGTCTATATCTTCGAGTGATCTATCGTCTTTCTCAGGATCTTCGATATAGTCTATAAGTTTAAAATGTGATTTGCCTCCAAACCAAGCCGTTCCGTCTTTGGTGTTTAAAGGCCTCCACCCATTTTTATCTAGGTGTTTAAGTTGGTCTTTATTTAGAAACATTAGTGTCCTCCTTAATCTGTTATATCAATGGCTACAATATCGTATTCATCAAAGATATCTCTAACTTGAGCTACGCTATAAGCTCTAACATAAACGTAGTAGGTGCCATTTGTCTGTTTAGAGTCTTTAAATTCTACATAATATCTATTCATTAATTTCTCCTATATATGTGATTTATCCCATATTTGTACTAAATAAAAAAGGCCGTGTCAATCACGGCCTCTTTGTTAGCGTCTTCGCTTAATTGTTTTTGGTGGTCTTTTTTTATACTTATCGTAGTCTTCGCCGTATAAAAGTTTGCCTATCCAATCAAATAGAAAAAACATATTTCCTCCTTTCTTTACTTATCGTTTGGACAATATTGACGTTTCCACATTTCAATATTAGGCCAATTACATTGTTGGTCGTTTCCTATGGTATCGTAGTCCATCCAACCATTAGATTCATCGACGCCTTTCAAAAAAGCTAGGTATTCTTCTTCGCTATCAAAAGTATACTCTTTAATATCGTCCACGCTTTTAGAACTACCCCAAGCTATTTTAATTTTGATTGGTTCAAACTTTCTTAACAAAGCTTTTAGTTTTCTGTAGTCTTTTTTTAGATCACCCTCGTTTTCGTAATCAAAACCAAGTTGAGTTTTTGAGTTTACAGCATCAAGCCCCTGAGTAAGACCTGTGTACAAAATGGCTTTCATCTCAACCACACAGCTCTTCAACAAGTCTAGCTCGTCTTTAGATAGATTATTCATTATCAAAGTCCTCCTTTTCGTCAGATACTTTTTGATGCAATTCATCGAGCTGTTTTTTTAAGTCAACCCAACCATCTACTTCAGATATATTTAAATAGTCTTTTACATCGAGAATTGCTTGTATTGTTTTTGGGTAAATACTTTCTTTCTCTTGCTTGTCATACAAAAAGGCAAACCCTGAAAAACAATCTTCATTTGGTTTTGTTGAATGATCCATATGTTCATCGTTTTTGTCATAACAAAGTGTAATACCATAATCATTTTCCAAGACATAATTGATATCTCCAATTAGTTCTTCAAAACTTTCAGTATATTTTTTTGATATATTTATATGAACATGATCTTTAAGAAAAGTATGGTGCATTTAACCCTCCTTTTTCAAAAAGTTTTGGATTATACGGAAAAGTGTGAGTATGCAAATACTCTATATCATTTAATCCGCCCCATTCTCCATTTTTCATCTTTGGCACAGAGTATATATCAACTTCATATAAAAGCTCATCATTAGCCCCATAATTATCTAAAATTAAATGATAATCATAAGGCTTGCCCTCATGCCAAATCGTGTGCCACATATCAACTTCTTTTTTGTTTTTAAAGTATCTAGCTGAGGCTATGGCTTTTTTTAAGATAGGTTTGAAAGCGGGTTTAATTGTTCTATTTAATTTTGGATAAGTTTCCATAACTAACCCTCCACAAACTTTGAAAGATCATAATCACAAACATCCGCAAGATCTTTTGGACATTGAAAACGAGTAAACAAAAGCTTGGCATCTTGTAAAATGCCTCGCTCTTTTTTTCTAGCCTCAGTTGTACTTAGCTCTCCGTCTTCATAAATACTTTCAGGAGCTAGGCCACACACAATGTCACGCCAACATTCATAAGCCTCAGCCTTGGTCTTTGGAAAAGCACCCCTGATATAATTCCATCTTGGAATATTAGTTTTAAATTTAGTCATAACATTTCTCCTATAAATATGTGTTATAGGATATATCTTATATATTATTAATCAAAGATCAAGGAAAAAGTTTTTGGCCAGTCAAAAGGGTGTTTTGTTTTGAAAATAGGTTTAAGTTTCAGACCTTTTATTCTCAGGTCTACTGCCTGACTACCTGAATACAAATACATTGTATCTTGTGCTCTAACAAGAACCCATACAGAAGCTCGGCTGTGTCTAGTAAGCCAAGCGATTTGTAATGAAGATAGTCTAACTACATTACCGCTAGTAACTTTCAGCTCTACAAAATGAAATTGGTTTTTATCATCACAGATTAATAGATCAGGAATACCAAGTGTCATCCAGTTTTCTATTCTAGTTAACAAAATGTCTTTGGGTACTCC